CAGTTTGGTTCTGGTGTTTTTGAGATGTTAGAACCTATCATTATTGATAATTCTAAAAAACAATCAAATTCAAACACATCACAACTTAGTGGTGGAAGTGGTTCAATTGAGACTCTTGATCCATTTAATCCCAATTCTACACTTTATTCCCCTCTTCTTTTTGGTGGTAACTAATGGACATCAATCAGATTTTTGCTTCAAATAGAGTAAAACAATCTCTTGGTAGTCTTACAAATACTACTCAAAGTCTTGTTAGGATCATTCGTAAGGATGCACAAAAAAGAAAAACTGCATATGGAAGAATAACTGATTTAAATAAACGATTATCAAAACGAATATCTTATGTTTCTCCATCTGCTGCTGTAGGAACCATTGACGATACTCCACAGAGATCTTTTTCTTTTAGGCCTCCATCTGGAACTGGTATGTCATTGGCTGCATACGGTGGTCTTTCTGCGATAGATTTTTTAAATAAACTTTTCAATAAAAGTGAAGAAGAATTGAAAAAAGAGGATCCATCCTATGATCCTACCAAGATAAATCTTCCAGGCCCAGAAAATGTAAATCCCCAACCAACACAAACAACACCATTTACACCAGAACAGGAACAAGAATATGTTGATAGTCTTCCTCCTGGTGTGAGAGAAGACATGGAGAAAGGTGGTAAGACACAACCACCATCAATATTGGAATCTATTTGGGGTAGTCTGACAAATCTTATTGGTGGTATGTTTGGTGGAATGAAGCCAGGATCACCAATACCATCTCAATTTAGTCCTTTGACTGGTGTTTCTGGAAGTGTTAGAGTTGATGGTAAGAGAAATGCCATGTTGTCAACGGCATACAGTCCATTTTCTCCCGCTGATGTGAAAGAAAAGGACATACAAATTATTTCTGGAAAGGGATATAGAGAAAGTACCGATTCTGTTCACAAGGGGTTTGATGTCGCTGCACCAAATGGAACTCCACTATACGCATATCTTCCTGGAAAAATTACAAGAAAGGGTACAGATAGAGGTTATGGAAACTTTGTAGAGTGGAAAGATGATCAATATGGTCAGACTCACTTTTTTGCACACATGCAACATCCAACCTCCCTGAATGTTGGAGATACATTTAAACAAGGCCAAACTCTTGGATTGGTTGGTGCAACTGGTAGAGTTGATGGACCACATCTGCACTGGGAAATCGGGAAACAGGGGTCGGAGATAGATCCTATGAAGTGGGTTAATTCTCACCCAATCAAGGAGGAACCAGTAGAACCAACGAAAACATCATCCACGGTTAATAATCAAGCCAGAAAAATTAGTCAGGTTAATAAGATAGATAGTAGTAGTGTGGCCGTTGCGCCTGTTTCATCAAAGACTGACTATAAAGATATTTCCACATCAACTGTAAAGACTCAAATTCAACCAATAATCATCTATAGCTAATGAGTTATATAAAGAACGTAAAAATTTCTAATCTTGTTATAACTTCTCTGGATGGTTCGAAGACCGCAGAGGTAGGTAGTGGAATTGATAGTGTCATACAATTTGATTATTTTGAGAGTATTTTTAATCCATCGATAGAAGCGGTACTTACAATCGTAAGCAGAGATAAACTGACATCGAGACTGCCTATAATTGGGACTGAAAAAGTCACCATAACGATAACACATGACACTGGTGAACAGGACTTTACTTTCTATGTGCAGAGTGTAAATGAACCTCTGTCGGACTCAATGAGAAGTATTATTGTATTGAGTTTGACCACAGAAGATAATATCAAACAAGAGTTAGAACAATATAGACTTACATCTAGAAACGAACCCACAGTAGCTATTGATGCCCATGTCAAAAATATCATGAATCTCTTGGGTACTGAGAAAGAAGTTGAGATAGAAAAGACTGCAAATTCTTATGGATTTTTTGGAAACTATTGGAGACCATTCAGAGGTATCTATTGGTTGGCTAAAAGATCTTTATCAAAAGAAGGACAAGATAGATCTGGATTTTTATTCTGGGAAACAAAGTCAAAATACAGATTTAAGAGTATTGACACCATCGCGGCTGATGCTGAAAAACTTTCGAAAGAAGGTAAAATTATAAATTATCAACAAAGAGATTATGTTTCCGATGCCAATGATGATAGTGATAACTTTGTGATTCACTCCCCGTTTGTTGAGTATAATCAAAACATTTTATATCAACTTAGAAAGGCCGCATACGGAGACAATACAAAGTTTTTTAATCCTCATACTATGCCTCAGTCTTTCCAACCAGAAGATAAAACTGTCTATTCAGAGTCTTTTGGTAAGTCAGATCACTTCGGTACAAGTGATTTAACACAGAGAGAATTTGGAATTATGAACTCACCCAGTTCCATTGATGTTCAACCATTTGTTAGTGGAACAATGAATAAAGATGGTGCTGTCAATAATGAAGAAGACGATGATCCACACAAGTGGATGGGTCAGTCCAACATTAAATATCAGTCAATTATGTCTCAGTCTCAGAGAGTGACTATTCCAATGAACTTGACTCTTGAGGCTGGAGACCCGATTGTTCTTAATTTAATTTTGTCAAACGAGGGCCTTGACGATCACGGAAGTGGGGTGTATCTTATAAAGGACCTACGTCATACTATCAAATTTGGTGAGTCTGGTGTGCAATGCCTTACAAATCTGCGTTGTATACGAGATAATTATGGAAATGTTGGAGTAAATCCAAAAATAGTTTATTAAATAGTTAAAAGGAGTAAAACAAATGGAAAACATCGAAGCACACATTGAAGCAGACAAAAAGATTCTAGACGATCCACAAATCTCACCTCAAGCACGCAGACATACCGAAGAAGAACTTGCTGCGCTGAAAGCATACGCAGAGAATCATCCAGAAGATCATCACGATCCTACCGCACTTGAACTTTACTGTGATGCAAATCCAAGTGCTCCAGAGTGTTTGGTCTATGATGACTGATAAATAATCTGTAAAGAATACTTGTTTGAATGAAAGAGGTATTATCACGCCCAGGTAGTATGGGATCTGATGGTCTCAGATGGTGGATTGGCCAAGTTGCGCCAAGATCTGCCTGGGCTGGTGCTGGACTTCTTATCAACGATAAAAGTTCTGGTAGATCCGATAATAAACCAGAACAAGAAATTTATTACAACCGAGTAAAGGTAAAGGTTGTAGGTTTTCATGATAAAATTGCAGATCCTAATGATCTGCCTTGGGCTCATGTGGTGAACAGCCCAAACGTATCGTCTGGATATGGATTTAAAGACTCTACACACTATCTTGAAGGTGGGGAAAGTGTATTTGGTTTTTGGTTGGATGGAGAAGATGAACAAAAACCAGTAATTCTTGGAGTCTTTTATAGAAATAGTATAGCAGAAGATCTCTCACAACCACTGAAAGGATCTGCTGCAACACCAACAAACGGTGCGGCTGTTCAAAATAATCTGGATCAAAAACCGACTGGTGGGACTGCTTCGACTAATGTAGCAACAGGAGAAACCACACCAGAGACAACTACTTCATATAATCCAAAATATAATCTTTTTACTGGTATAAGTGAAGATAAGAAAGTTGTAAGACCACATATTTCAAATGAAGCTAGTTCTCAAAAGGGAACTTCTGATGCTGCAGAAGCTCATCACACTTTTCTTGGTGTAAAAACTAGTAGACCCACATGTAAAAGAGATAATAGTATTGCTGAGATAACTGGTCTTCTTGGAGATTTCTCTGAGTTCTTGCTTACTGCTCAAGGATATGCAAATTTCTATGTGAATTTGATAACCAACACATTAATAAATTTAGATGAGGAAATTAAACTCATCGCAAAGAGCATTACAAAGATAATGACCTCTCTTTATACTGCCATTCGTGATGAAATTTTTGCAGAGATTGCAAAGAAAATACAGGAATTTATAAATGAAATTCTTCCAGAGGAAGTAAAACCACTTTTTGGTGATAGTATTAAAGGAACTGTAGATACAATTTATTGTATTTTTGAAAATCTGATTGAAGCCATACTCAACATAGTCGTTGACCTTCTTTTATCCCTTGTTGGTCAATTTGTCAATGGTCTTGTTTGTGCTGCAGAAC